ATCGTTGAATATAATTAAGTTTATATTCAATTGGTTTGAGTTGCGCTATCATTATATCACAACCAATCTTTGGATCCACTATCCCACAAGTAAAAATATCTGCCGATGCCTTATGTTCCTCAGGCCAAGTATGAATGCTAATATGACTTTCGGAAAGTAAGCAAATAATAGTAACACCTTGAGGTTCAAACTTATGAGATACTGTTTTTAATATAGTTGCTCCAGATGCAACTGCAGAATTTTCCAGTAAATCAACAAGAAAACGCTCGTCATTCAACAGAACTGATGAGCACCCATATAGATTCAATAAAAAATGCTTACCCATTTATTTAATTCAGAGGATTATCCTCATATTCTTTTAAAAGTTCCGACACAACTTTTTCTGTTCCATCAATTTTCTTCACTTTATACAAGGAAGATTTCATATATTTTTTAATTTTTTTGTATTGCTTTAGTAGTTTATCAACTTCAGTTGAATTAATTTCTACTTTTAGTTTATTATCAAATCCTGCAGTCATTTTTTTTTCTTTCCTTCAGGTGCTTTATATCCCCATATTCTAGGAGAAACTCTTCCATATCCAAATTCAATTTTTTGAACTGATCCAGGACCAAACTTGTCATAATACATATCAAAGATTTTAACTCCAGTTCCACGACATAAGTCTACATGAGTCTCAGCATTTACACGGTACAAAATTAGATAAGCATCATTCGGTAAAGAAAGATCTTTTACCTGAGCAAGTGTAGTACGTTCAAAAAGAATTTCACAACCATAACGAGAAGAAGTTTCTTTTTTTTCTTCTGGTGTCCATTGCATAGTTTCTTCCTCTACTAATACAGTTTTACTCACGAACGACCTCCCCAAAGAATATCAGGATATGCCCCCTTAACATTATCCCAACTTACTTTATATTTATTTGTAAGATTTTTATCTTTTACTAGACAAACTAGTTCTGCTTCTAAAGGATGAAGTCCTTGAAGCATGTTGATAAAAATAGTCTCCTTACGAATTTGAGAAAGAGTACTACTTCCACCCTTTAGGAAAATATAAAAATTTGTGTGCTCATTACGAAGGGATGTGCGTTGCTTATTCATCAACTCCTCAGTTCCTGCATATGCACCATTTTTTAAATTGGTGTTTTTTGCTTTACTATCAATCAATTCAGTTAGATTTCCTCCTATAGATGATTGATCAGATGGATCAGCATAAGGAACTGATCCTGGAGGTAAAATACTAACTACACTATCATCAAAGTTCCAAATGAAAAGACTTATCAGAGCATCATTACGGTATTCTTTAAGTACTTCTACTTTTTTTACATCACTTCTTTGTTTTGACACCAATTCCAAAATTTCATATTGAAATGCATTTGGTTGGAGTTTTGCAATTGGTGCTTCAGTTTTTATTTTTGTTACAGGCATAATTTTTAATACAATTCAGTTTAGTATAATACAATCTTGTTTATTTATCAATCTTCATCACAATCTTCATCATCATCATCAAAGAATCCTTCTTCAAATCTAACCGCGACAACCTCGTCAGGAATTATATTTCCGTTATTGTCAAAGAATTCTGGATGAATGTTACGAATACCATAAATTCTTTCCACTTGATACTGTTTAACTATCCAACCTCCGATTAGTCCAATCATTAAAAACATTACACAAAAAAGAGTTGTGAATGTAAGAATAACTGTTGTTTCCATTGGTATTCTCCTTGAGAGTTACTTTTTTTTCATATCTAAAAAGAATTCAAATTGAAAATGTATCTCTCGTTTGAAGAGAGACATCATCTTACCAAAACGAATTTGAAATGTGTTTGGTTCTGATGGTTTCTCCCCCCTATTATTGTTTCTTAGCATCAACTCAAACCCCCGATTAATATGGAGGTTCCGAGAGTTATTTAGTTTGTTTCTTTCGTCGTCCTGGTTTTTTGTCATTGCTGTATTTCCATGCATCATTAAGAATGTCATACAAATAATTTCTTATCTTTCTTGCTTCTGGTTTTGAAAGATGTCCATATGCTTCCCGAAGTTGTTTATGTTCATTATCAGAACCACCTTCAAGATAAGTATCTAAATCTAGTACAACCTCACTAATATTTGATGCAGTTTTACTTTCAATAAATTCTCCAACTTCTCGTAGGAGAACTTTTTTAATTTTTAAATAATCATAAAACTTCAATACAAACTGACCTTTAAATGCATAATCAATTGCCTTTTCTACATCGTAATAAACTTCGTAAAAGGTTGTTTCCATTTAGATTACTTTATTTTCCTGCAAATATTTAACGGTATCTGTACATCCCCCGAGATGCTCTTGATCATTAAGAACTACTTGAGGAAATGTAGTTCCTAATCCAAACTGAGAATAGAATTCATCTCTTAAAAAATCTTCATCTAATTTGTAGATCTTATGTTCCAGATTGCTTAATCGTAGTACCTGTTCTATTTTAGAACAATAGGGGCAACCGTTTTTTGAATAAACTGTGAATCTCATAATAGTACAACTAGCGGTATAAGGATTGTTAAAATTGAAATGATAATACCCACTGCCGTTTCTAGCAGTGGGCGAATACTGTATGTGTCCATTAAATTATATTTTTTCTTGGATGATACGTATAGTATTCATTATCATTTGTTTGCTTTCGCCATTCTATAATAGCAGATAATTTTTCAGTTGTAAAGAATGGTTGTTGCATATACCAATCATACCAATCTTGATGACCTTTGGAAGTGTTGCATTTTCTGCAAGCACATAAGACATTTGTAACTCGGTCACTTCCACCTTTAGATCTTGGAGTAATATGATCTAATGTTAAATTCTGATAAGATTCGCAATATGCACATTCATAATTCCATTTTTCTTTGATTGATTGTCTCCATTTTCTTTTTGCTTCGGAACTCGTAGTTGCTTCAAGATTGTACAAAAGTTCGTCTGAAGTAGAATAAAGTGGCATTCTTAAGATGTGTACCAAAAATATTTAGAGTTTCTTTGAGTGTGATATAAATGTAGTGAAACTGTTCTGATAGCGTTGTCTTATGATTCATCTTTATTATTTCTCCCATAGTTGAACCCATAATAAATGATATAAAGGTCTAATAGAATATTAATCCAATTGATATTTTGCATCATACTACTACTGGTTTTTTTTGTCCTTCTGGAAGTTTGATTTGTGGTAGTGATTCACTAGGTCCATTTCCTGTTGATTCGTTTACTTTCCAGGAACCACCAACTCCACCATCCATATTTACAACAATATCTGAGGTTGGGAGTGCCTTTGGCATCTCAATATCAACAACTTGACCCATCAGAAATTTATTTTTAATAATTTGGCGATTGTGTGGATCTGTGTCAAACATCATCATTGCATCCGAATATTCACCACAATCTACAATTTTTTTTCCAATTCTTTTATCAATCACTGAAAAATATTCATCATTATACTTTTTCATTTTTTTGAAATCTTTTTACCAGTATAGGGTACTTGTGAGTTTTTGTAAAGACCAGAGGAAGATATTATAGCAAAGACATTAGAAAGAGGAAGAATCCGAATGCTATGAATGCTGCGAGGATTTAATTACCTACTCACCTCTGCTCAATCCAAGTAAGAGCAGCAACTGCATTTTTATTTGAAATTGCAGACGCGCAAGCAATTGTAAATGTATCACTAATAGTTCCAATTCCACTCCTACCAATTTGATAGATGGTTTCTTTGTCTAATGCAATTGCTGCTGCACCACCACCAGTAATAAAAAATCCAGAATCAATTATTACACCAGTTGTTCCTATTCCCGAAGCCGAAACATCATATTGGGTAAATCCATTGGGATCTGGATTATCTACCCAAACTGGATTTGTAAGTGGGGCATTTCTTATTAATCTGTAAAATAAATTAGTATTATCAACAGTAGCAACTTGAAAGAATGTAGGTAATACAATACCTTTAAGTGCTATTGTCTTAAGACGAATACTTAAAACTGGCGTAAAAGTATAGGAAGAACCAAGATCTGTACCTGTAATTGGAGATGAAATATTACCAGCAATTCCTGATTTAGTTTGAAGTCCATTAGTGGTTAATGAATTAGAACCCTGATAAAGATAGTGAGTTCCTGCAGCACCAGTTACGTTGGTAATTTCACATCTAATTGGTAAAAATGGAGTTGCACACCAAGGACCTTTTAATTTGTTCGCATTATCTATAGTATGAATCGTGTGTATTGTTCCATCAATAACAAATTGATATTCAATTCTTCCTGCACCATACCATTCATAATGAAAATTAACTATTTGTTGAGCATCAGGATCTGCAGTAATTCGACTTACGCCATTACCATCTAATTTGTCTCCATTCCATTGACTACGAGGAATTCTAGTTAGTGTAGTCGTCCCAATACCTGCAGATGCACCATTACTATTTCTTACACAACAATAATAATCACCATCTCCACCATCCTCAAAGTAAATACCATCATTTTCATCAAATAATCCAAATCTTCTACGAACTCCAATAACAGGATTTGTTAATCTAATTGCAAATGCTAAATCACAATCTCTACCGGGAATGTATTTCATTACATTTCTGGTTTGACGAATGACTTCAGAACCAGCAGAAGAAGTTACAGACATTCCAATTCCACTTAATGTTGGAATATGAATTGAATTTCCTCCAATAGATACTCTTTCATCCCAAACATCAGTTTCTTTATTGAATTGGAATGTATTAAAGAAATTAGTTTCGTATGTAGAAATTTCCAATCTTCTTTTACTTGTTGCCGTTATATTTGCAAGATAAACTGGAAATGGTTTATTGTTATCTACCAATTCAATAGTTGTGGTTCCAAGACCAACTCTTACAATATTTCCAGATGAACTCAATCCAATATTTCCTGTGACTGGTAGGGGATTACTAGAACTTACAGGAGCACTATTAAGGTTGAGTGATACTTGCCCTGTTGTTCCAATTCCTACTGTTCCCTGAACTGTGACTGTAGAACCAATACCTGATACTGCAACTGTAGTGACTGGATTGGTTATGTAGAATGAAGTGTTAGAGATTGATACTGTATTAGCAATTGATACAGTTCCACCTACAGTTACTGATGTAACCGGGTTGGTTATATAAAAACTTGTATTTGAGATTGATACTGTATTAGCAATTGATACAGTTCCTCCTACGGTTACCGAAGTAACTGGATTTAGAATATAAAAACTTGTATTTGAGATTGATACAGTATTCAGTAATGAGGAAATGCCAACTGGAAGATAAGGAATATTTTCATCCTCTAAAATACCACTTGAACCAACTTCTGTGATGTGCGTATGAACTGGGTCTTGTGGAGTACTTGTGACTGATACTGTTGTACCTACATTTACATCACCAGTAATTGTAATATTGGAAGAACCAAGAGATACTGGAAATGGATTGGAAAAACTTACAGGACTTGTAGATACCCCTGTATTAACTACTACATCTGCTGGTTGTGGAAGAGGATTATAAGACATTATACGATATACCAGTTGGAACCATTATAGAAAAAACTAAAGGATTGGTGATTGCTACTCATAATGACTGAAATATCATTCTCGACACTCTTACCAATACCTGCTTGAACTGTAATATTATATGTATTTATTCGATTTCCCTCATCTTTTACAATCAGTTTTTTACCATAAGAAGGTATTTGTGGTAATACAATCGTCACAGGAACATTAGCACTTACACCAATATAATCATCAGCAGCATTTGCTTGATAGTATGTAGTAACTCCTGCAATGGATACAATACTTGTAATACCTACGCCATCAGCAGGATCTCCTATCCACTTATTGAGCGTTGCATCATATTTGAGAAAGTAATTATCAGTCTTTGCAGAGTTCCTATCAATATCATCCAAGAACTCAAGACGAGTTTCACCACCTCCACCTACTGTAGAGAGTTGTTGCTGAATACGAGACAGGAAAGTGCTATAATGCTTTTGTAAATCATCAAGTGTTGCAAAGTTTTGATCTAGTGGTGTTAAGGGATCAGTTTGCTGTTTAACTTCCGAGGGTTCTGAAAGAAGACCTAATGATTTTTCTATTAAAGTATCTTTTTTTACTTCTATTACTTCAACAATTTGGGGTTCTTGTATTTTCTTTAGAATATTTTTTTTCTTTTTAGGTTTCAGTTGCTCAATAAAAAGTTTTTCAAAAGAATCACCAACTAAAGATTCCATCTCTAGTTTTTTCTTTTTCTTTTCTTCTGCAACTATTTTAAATAATTCTGAAAGTTCTTCCATCAAAAATTATATTTCTTATATATTTATATTGTTATGGGTCTTATGAGTTCTGGTCCCATCATACTGAAATCACCTCCACATTAGAAATAGTAATACTTAAAGATTGATAATAAGTCTTCAGTTGTCTTGCAGTCATTTCACTATTCACCAAAACTTGAATAGAGACTGTTGCATTATCTACAAGACTATGAAGAATGACGGCATATTTATTCGCCATATAACTCTCTTTTTATATTATCCAAGTAATTTTCATCAATTGGAATTATCTCTTCTTCACCTCGCTTTATTCTATCTACAAGTCCCATTAGAGATTCCAAGAATTCTTGCGGATAAGTGTCGTCATCATTCAAATCACACCAGAAAGTCAGATAGCACTGCTCAAAGGGTTCATCGTCTTTTAGGAGTGTATAGTTCTTTTGATTGTCCTCAAACCATACAAGATCCATCCAGGTATGAAAATTGTAATACATTGAAGTCCATCCAGTCATAAAACAGTGACCGACCCAATACTGCCACCAGTTCATTTTGGTCTTATCGGTTCCTAAAATTGCTCTTGAGAAAGTCATTTGTTATCCTCAAAATTATCAACAAAGGTTTTTAAATCTGGATGTACCAATAAATCCATAAGAGATAGTCCATTCCTATCCATTAGAACTTCTTCAAAAAGTTGTTCTGGTGTTTTTTCATTCTGTTCTTCTTTCATTTAGTTTCTCCTAATTTCAATAACTTTTCCAGTAATCCCCCCAAGATTGTCCTGGTGGTTTGCTATGTGTTGTTTTGTATGCTTCTTCTCGGAGATTTTCTCTAGCAGTATAATAACTTTCTTGAGTTAATTCCATACGCTTTCTAATCTGACTTTCTGTAGGTTCTTTTGCTACACATTCAGTTGTTGGGTTTGGGTCAAATGTTTTTTCAGTCATAGTTGTCTTTTCAACGATTTTTGATAGTCTTTCTGGGTTTTGATTTAATTCTTTAAGTTTTCGGTTACTCTCTCTAAGTTTTTCAGTCTCTTCTCTGATTTTTATGTTTTCCTGGCGGATTCTTTCAGTATCTTGTCTAAGGGGTTCTAACCAATCCATAATTAATTTTTATCAACACCTATACATTCCATTACCACCATGAATATCATTCAACGCTGCCTGATATTTTGATGGTCCTGCTTGTGGGTCAATGTCGTGCTTAAAGACTAGTGCAAGATGCCTCCGAATGACCTCTACTTGCTCGTCTGAGAGGGAGTTCCCAGGTTTTGAGGATGCCTGGTCCAGTTCAAAATAACCCTGTAACCAATAGCAAAATTCTGTTGCTTTCATAATGTTTTGCGACTTTGTGAGTATTATAGGCGTCTTATTGAATGGCGTCAAGGGTTCTCTGCAGACTCACATTCAAATTCCTGATTCCAGGCATCAATACCTATATTAGCAATCATCTGTTCTTTCCATTCTTCATCCCTCCCTGGAATCTCATACCATTTGATTGTAGTTCTTACAAAAGAATTCTTACCATCTTCAGAGTCTTTCCAGATTTTATTGAAGCAGTTATCTTTAGGTTTAAATGAAGATGCAATGACGACTTTACTAGATTTATTTGCAGTAAACATAGGGAGCATTATATCTACTACGCTCTGTGCATCTTTATCTGGAACAAATGCAAACTCATCTAGGAAGGTAAGATTAAACATCCGACCCTTGAAACTATTATATGTTGTATTACCTACAATAACTCTAGAACCATTCTCCAATTCTAATGTGGACTTATTCTTAATGATAACCTTATGTTGCATCCATTCTGGAAGATTTTCATAAGCAGTCATTAATCTTTGTAAACTATTACGAGCATTTAATGTATTAAAGGAGAATATCCCATCAGTCACATTATCATTAAAAATTATGTGATGTAAAACATAGAAGAGACCAGTTGAAGTTTTACCTACTTGTCTTGAACTTTTACATATATTGAAGCGGTTGTTATGATACTTATTAATCAGGTCTTCTTGATAGGGATAGAGTTTGAAGTCTGTGAGTCCCTTATCAATAGTTACAAATTTCACATAATTGTTAATGAAATATACTGGGTCATTTTTGCATTTATTAAATTCTTCTACTTGTTCTTGTGTGAATTCAGTCATAATTGTTTTGTGTCTTTGTGCGTATTATAGCAGTCTTATTGAATGGCGTCAAGAGAGCAGAGACATTATGAAGAGGAAGAATCCGAATACTTGGAAGACTGTGAGGATTATTAGCATTTTAGTTTTTAGGTTTCCTATACTTCCAATTTTGTTTTCCAGTATTTACTTCTTTTGTTCTTTGTATTATTTTATCCCTACAAATACCTTCCCCTGAATTTGGATTTTTATCCCCAGACCAAGCACCTCTTTCTATTGCTTTTTGAGAAATTTTATCTCTAACTTCTTTGTCGTTCATAGGATTTCCATAGTCGTTTCTATGTCTTATTTTAACTTCCATTTCATCCAATGATTTTCTAATCCAAACCATCCCACATCCCAAAATTGATTTTATTTCTCTAAGAGTTTTACCCTCAATATAAAGTTCAGCAATTTTTTCTGGTGGACAATTTTTTCTCAATTCGTTTATTTTATTTTCATTCACTATTTGTAAATGATTTTTTTCCTTCATAATCTTACTTTGTCTTGGTCTCTTCTTTCCTCTACGCATATCTCCCATTTTTTTCCTTTGTTCTTCTGTATAAACATATCCAGAAGGTCCATCTCCACCATCTGTTAGATTATAAAGAATACCAGTTTCCAAATCTTTTCTACCAAAGATTGAAATCATATAAATTTCGTGAATAAATGCTTCATCTTCAGTAAGATTTTTCTTTAATATTAAAATCCTATTTCTTGATGGGACATAAGCACTATGCCTTTTTCTATCATATGCTCTTTTACCTTTACCCTTACCAATATAATAAGGAGTTCCATCCTCCCTCAAATAAGCATAAGTGTAAAATACATTTTTCATTACTTCTAATCCAAAGTTAGTGCTATAGTTATTTATACAAAAAAGGAACCCCGAAGAGTTCCTCAATATTATACCATTAGTTGGAAGTTATATCAACCTACTGTAGGTGCCGTTAGAGCAACTGGGGTTGATTCTAAAAATGCAAGATCTAAAGGAAAGTTCTCTGGACCCATAAGTTTACCATTCTTATGGAGAAGACTATATCATCACCGTATTCTATTAGAACTTAGGTGTCGGACGCTCTTGCCTGTTATTAAGGGAACTATATCCCTCAGGTAGTCGTTGAACCTTTCTCAGATGTATCTGAGACTTGGATGCTGATTGCCCTTATATTTGGAGGGTTTCCAGCAATTCATCCGATTTACACTTACCAATTTCTCAGTAAGGACACTATTTTACTAATGTGCGTTCCTTTCGTGCATCACTTCCATACCCAATCCTGCTCGTGTTAAAATGTCCGCCCAAGTAGGAACTACTCGGTTTTGACTATCAACGATGGACTGGTTAAAATTAAAACCGTTCAGATTAAATGCCATTGTGCTTACGCCAAGAGCAGTAAACCAAATACCAACTACTGGCCAGGCAGCCAGAAAGAAGTGGAGACTGCGTGAGTTATTGAAAGACGCATATTGGAAAATAAGACGACCGAAGTAACCGTGTGCAGCAACAATGTTGTAAGTCTCTTCTTCTTGACCGAACTTATATCCGTAGTTTTGGGATTCAGTTTCAGTAGTCTCACGAACCAGTGAAGAAGTCACCAGTGAACCGTGCATGGCGCTAAAAAGTGATCCGCCGAAGACACCTGCGACGCCTAACATGTGAAAGGGGTGCATAAGGATGTTATGTTCTGCCTGGAAGACAAGCATATAATTAAAGGTTCCAGAAATTCCAAGAGGCATAGCATCAGAGAAAGAACCTTGACCAAAGGGATAGACTAGGAATACGGCAGTAGCAGCAGCAACAGGAGCACTGTAAGCAACCATAATCCAGGGACGCATTCCTAGACGATAGGAGAGTTCCCATTCACGACCCATATAAGCATAAATGCCGATGAGGAAGTGAAATACAACAAGTTGAAAAGGACCACCATTATAGAGCCATTCATCAAGACTTG